GGTCGATTACAAACTCAATATCTCTGTCGTGATCTAATGTCTTTGTTTCATACTCATTTGAATATGAACCTGTGTTAAAACCTAAACTACCTCTTGTATGGTCCTTATATCCACTTACTGATAATTTAGGAATCTTTAAGTTTTTACCATTCACAATCTGAATGTCTGAATTTGAATTATATAAATCTACAGAAACCTGTGACTGACCATATAATTCGATTAAAATGTTGCTGAAAATATCAGCGTACTGTAATGCTGCCATGTATTACTACCTCCTATTTTTTCTTTATTCCAAAGATGCCTCTTAATAAGTCATCCTGGTTTTGATTTTGATTGTTGTTTGGAGCACCAATAGGTCTAAATCCCTGATTATTATTTGCTCCACTATCTGCCGGTTTCAAGGCTGGTACATCTTCTAAAACCTTGTTTATTGCTGCTTTTACTTTTTCAGCATCAACTGTTCCATCCGTATTAATTACTTCCTTAAAATCAGCCATTTTTATTACATATGAAATAGATTTTGCATCAATTCCTAACTCTACAGCCTGTATTGTTGCTGAATTTTGAACCATAAGTTGCTGATTCTGACTTTTAGTCTGTGCAAGCTCTGTCTGCATTCCTGCAACGTCAGGTGTATTCTTTGCTCTCTGCGCTTTGTAACTGTTAATTGCCTGTGTCACTTCATTTTCTGACATTCCCTGTTGCTGAAAGAACGACCTTAAAGCCGACTGCTCAGCCCTTGCAGTTCTGCTATTAACAATTCCGTCTAACTGTTCCTGGGTATATGTTGCACCCTGATTGTTATTTCCAGTATTTTGGTTACTGTTACCATTTCCGGCATTGTTCTGGTTATTATTACCGTTTCCATCTCCATTACCTTCTCCTGAGCCTTCTGCAAAAAACTGAATGTTCATAGGCAATAATGTTCTTCTTATCATATTCGTTTTCCTTTCCGTTTTAGCTCGTCAGCTTATTCCGAGAGTTTTAAGCCATCACGTTTTGGGCATATAAAAAGCACCTACTTACTTGTAGATGCTTTTGGTTCGTCTTTTTCAATTACTGCGCCTAATTTCAATAAATACTCCTTGCGCTCATTCGTCTTAGCTTTAACTTCATCTCCAGCCTTTACCAATTTAAGGTTGTTTTCCTTGTCATAAAAATTGATTTTTGCTATTAACATAAGTTACCTCCTATTCTTCATTTTATTGCATTTAAAAAACACCCTTTCGGATGTTGTTAATTATCTTTATTAAATTCCGGGAACTATTTCTTTAATTCCTTTTGCCATTTCAGCAGCTTTCTTCATTAGGCTGTTTTGTTCTAAATACTCCAATCCCTTAATTGTAATTTCCGGTTGGGACAATGCTATTTTCGGATGTCCACAATCAAAACTGTTCCACACCTCTACTCCTGTTATGTACTCTTCATTTACAAGCATTGCAATAATCCTACACCATCTGGCTTCGGTTAAATTCAAAGCATCTTTAGATATTGTTTTAGTATCAAATTCTTCCAAATCCATTGCTGCTTCCATAATTTTCAGAATTTTGTATATAATTTTGAAATTATCCATAGAACCTCCTTAAAAATAAATACCACCCAATCTTCCGACTTGGTGGTATCTATGCCCTTGTCCATTTATTAAACTTTAATTATATATTTATTAAGTTCATTCTCTGACATTTTCATCATCTTAGCTGCAAATTCTATAACTTTAATTCCATTTTCCATATTGCAATCCATTTTTTTCCCTTGTTTCCACAATGGACTATATTTACACGACTGAACAATTCTTTTTTCATAGCACCAGTTGTAATAAGCTCTCTCTATCTCATACTCTAATGGTCCCATATCATTTCTCCAAAACGGAACTTCTTTTAATGTTCCCGAAGCCCAATCTTTATTTTCTTCCATCTACTCTTAGCAATCTCCCTTCTTTGGTATAATCCCTAATTAAATTATTGATTATAATCATTTCACGTGCACTGCTTCGTTGTGCAGCTGTTATATTACCTTTTCCATATTCATCGTTTATTTTTTTAATATCTTTCTTATACAATTCATCAAAATCACTGTTTTTAACGAGGACTTTTCTTTCCGCTATGTATTTAACAGAATCATTTCTTACTGCTACCATAACTGGTATTTGTTCTTCTGTCAATAAAGTTTTTAAGTCCGCTTCTGAAAACGAACTTTTTACATTATGGTTATGTACAAAAGCATATTTTTTACCCTTATGTTCTTGTATATATTTCCAAAATTTATAGCCTACTTCGTGTGCCATTTCATTTGTTTCATAATATTCTAACTCACCAGTTACAAGATTAACTAAATACATATGCTCAAATCCATCTTCTGAACCTTTTTTTGATAATATCTCTGCCGCTTTTGACAATCCTTCATTTACCTTATCACTATATTTTTCTAAACGAATCGAATAGTCGTTATTTTTATCATAATATACATTTTCATTTTTAAATTGAATATTATTTGAATATTGTTCTTTTATTTTATTCCACTCATTTGCTCTAGCTGCATATCTTTTCTTGTTTTCTTCATCCAACGAATAATTAGATAACCTATCAAACTTATCTATGTTTCTCTGTATTAAGTTGTCTCTATTCTCTTGTTTTTCTGCAACAACCGCCTGCTTCATTTCTTTCTTTGTTACCTTTTCAGGCTTTGCAGAGATGCCTGGAAAATATGTTGTATGTCCATCTTTGCAGTTTGGATGATATAAACCGCCTGCCATAGCCTGAGACATTAACGGATATGGTCCATCACTTGCTTTTCCACCACTCCATACATCATCTATTAATATCTTTCCAGTCCATCTTCCACATTTAGGACAAGGTAACCCACGTTTATTTACAATCACTGTAGAAATGCCCCATTCCTGACGTTTTGCACCTTCGCCCTGACAGTAAGCTCTTGTGTTGGCTGTTCTTAATGCCATTCCTGCATATGAAGCAATGTTTACTCTGGCACCATTTTTATACTGTATACAATTAATGCCACGGCTTAAAAAGTCCTTTGTAGCCATATCCACTGCTTTTTCATATGTACCTGCTCCAGAGTTATAATAAACCTGCGAATTGAATATGACTTTTCTGTATTGGTCATTTGCCATTCTAAGCATTGCTGTTTCAGCACGTCGCATACCGGCATTTATCTCGCTTAATAATGCATCAAGTTTTCTGTCATTAATACGAAAAAAAGCACCTTCTATGGTGCTTCCTGCCTTATGTGTTAACTTTACTCCCTTTTTTATTGCTTCAAGAATGGCTTTCTCCTGTTCGGTTTCTCCGGCTCTTCTATGTAGCAATATGGACTTTTCAATATTTCTGTTAATATCTGCAAATACCTTGGTGAACTTCTTTTGATTCTTTTGCTTGTATACATTAAGAGCCTTAAGCTGTTCTGCCTGCCATGAAGTCCAGTTCAACCCTTCTTTCATTTCTTCTGCTCTGTGATGTGACAAATTGTGCATCATGGAATCTATAAGTTCATTTTCAATTGCTCTGAAAGCCTTTTCAACGTCATAATCCTTTGGCATATCTTCTAATCAACTCCGTTAGCATATACTTTAAAACCAGCCTTTTTAAACTGTCTTTTTAAACTTTTTACCTGAGTAACTGAATTACATTTATCATTTCTCATTTCAATTACTTTGTCTTTCTCCAATGCATATATTCCTCTTGGAACTTGCTCACTTGCAATTCTAAGAAGATTCATAGCCTTATTCTTCGACATCTGATATACTTTCTTTCCCACTATTACCTTCATTAATCAAAACTCCTTCCATATTCAATGCTGGTTCCTGTTCGTCTGCTATTCCCTGCTCTGCCTTTAATCTTGCAACTTCTTCTTTTTTCCACTCTTCATCTTTTGTATCACCATACAGTTCCTCAACGGACGCTTCTACACTCATAATTCCCTGTGTCTTAGCTTTACCAACTGTCTCTACCTGACTTTCAAATGATGGATTAGCATACTCACTAAAATCAATTGTGCATTTAACCTCTGTTAATGTTTTATTTTGACTTATATTGATAACATCAAATACTTTCTGAATAAATAAAGGTATCTGGTCCTGTAATATGTCCACTATGTTTCCTCTTGTGTAAAGAGTAGTCTTTTCCTTTTCTCTCTGCGCTTCTGCATTGTCTAACTTCTTCACATCAATTCCCAATGTACTTGGACTGATTAATCCCTGTAGACACAAATCCAATGCTGTAATGTATGTGGCAAGATATGAATCGTGCGGAATTGCCGGCTGTGTGACCTCAATCTTGTTCTGTGCATTTTCAGATAAATCATCACCACGCTTTATGTATGAATTATCAAATGCATTTGGCTTAATTATTGCCCCACTTTCCGGATCTCTTGGAAGTAATGATTCAGGAATCCACTCCTTACTTCGCCCTTTTCTTAAAGCGTCCATCCATTGACTCCACGCTTCATCTAACGCATCAAAATCATCCGTCTTTTTATCAAAGATAGACTGACCTCTTCCCTCCCATTTTGCACTTTCTCCAAACTTTATTGGGTGTGCCATCATTACTGATTCATCAAATGCAACATCGGTTAATCCACTCAACATTGGAATTGTATTAACAGCAACACTTACCTCATCCATTTCTCTGTAAAGTTTGTAGGCAATATAACCATATCCATAATGTTCTTTTAAGTAGTAGCTTGTATCGTTGTATCTATATTCAGTAGTAAAAACTACTTCCTGTATTCGTCCTCTGTTATACACATAATCAACTTTATCTGCTCCATAAAACTCTATAATCGGATATTGGCTTATTTTTGTATCGAGTGATATTTTAAATGCACCATCACCTAATACAAGCATCTTAGACGTTGCCTTTTTAAGTATTTCTTTAAAGTTATTATCTTCTGCTATATCGTCCCATGTCCTTTTGTCTGTATCTTTTGCAAATGTAATCTGGCTAAAATCATTAATAATAATGTCAGTCAATCGGTCAACTATAATCCCTGGTAAGCCTGTATGTATTTTTCTTATCTCTCTTCCAACAGTTGAACGTGCAGCCCAAAACTTCACACCATCAGAACCACCTGGAATGTTTTGATAAAACTGTGTCAGTTCGTAGCTGTCACCACGATACCAAATAAGATTTTTTACACAATTTCCATCATAATTAAGTAATTCCCTAATGTTAAATGTCTGTTTGGGAGCGTCCTGTATTCTTAAAAAATGTCTTATTCCATCTCTCATCTTATCCATTAACCTCATTCTTTGCTTACTCCTATTTTCTTTCTGTAAGGAATCCAGTTGTACTGAACAGAATTAACCATGTGGTCATTTCCATCTTCCGGTTCCTGATCCTTTTCTTCCTTCCAAGAATACTTTTCCAATTCCTTTACGTATTCCTTACAATTCTCAACAATAAAAAAACTTGGTTGAATGTCCTTATTGTCATTAAAGTTCATCCATCCAAGTTGTAATATGATTCTATCTATGATTTTCACAGCTTTATATGCAGCATTAAATACATATAGACACTGTGCATGTTCTCTCTTAAATTTGTTTAACTCTGTAATAGTTGCCGCATCTGCTGAATCAACAAATACGTGTTTTGCAAGTCCCCATTCTTTTCTGTTTCTTTCTAAGAAATCATAATAATTTTTTGCCGTGTCAGAAGGCGCTACAGGAGTACCAATTTCAGCATTATTATAAACTCTCTCATCTAAAAGAATATATCTGCCTCTATTTGTTATTCCTGCAAAACTCATGGCTATTGTATCAGGACTTTTGGTTGAATACGCTGTATCTAATCCACTTGTATATATTTCAAACCATTCTGTCTGCTTTTTATCTGCTCTGTTTCTGATAAATGCTTTTGCTTTATCAACTGTAATAACATGATGCTTTCTGTCAAATATGCTGAATACAAGACCTGTAGCCTTTCCTCTAAGACCTAATATTTTGTTTTTATACATTTTGGTTCCAACCGGAACCGCATCTATTTTGTCCTGAATATCCTGCTCTGTTAAACTAGCATTATCATAAAAAGTAAAATACCAATGAACCCAGCCAACTTTTTCAGGTTCATTTAACTCTGCCAGCAATTCTTCTGGATAATCTTTAATATACTTTTTTAAAGGTCTGCTATGATTAATAAATTCTTTATATACCGGCAAATCAGGACTGTCAGGATTTGATGTAGTCATCATGTACTTACATCTATGGGATATTTCTCTTAAGAACTCCATATCTGCCGTATTAACTTCATCAATGTAAACACATCCCTGCTGTGAACCCAATACCTTTTTCCAACGTGCCTTATTATCATAACCACACACGTAAATTATCTTTTCACCATTTGGTGTTTGGTACTTAATATGAGATAAACCAATTTTGCCCTGACCTTTAGGATAATATTCAGCTAAACCATCGAACTGATCTAAAAGGCCTCGTTCATTGTTAATTACGTTCTTCTCAACAGTCCCAAGGTCTGCTCCTGCAATAACATGATACTTAATATCGCTCTTTGCCACCATAAGCATAAACTTAAATATACCTACAGTAGTTTTTCCTGCTGCAGTAGTACCTTCAAGATAATCTCGCTTTGTTTCTGTTAATATAAATTCTTTAAATTTAGGTGATAGTATTAACAAATCTACTCACCCTCTCTTACAGGTGTCATTTGAGCTAAAATACTAGCAATGTTATCCAACTTCTCTGCTTTCTTTTCTTCTGCTTCGTTATTTACGTCTATCTTGTCAGTATATAATCCATACCTCTTACCAAGAAGCTCAGCTGCTTTATTTGCATCTGAAACTCTTGTAGGTATTTCAACTATTTGGGGTATCTCTTCCTTAACTGTTTGCTTTCTCATTGTCCCTTTTTCATCTGGAACATATGTAGATGTTTCTCTGCTCAAAGTAACTACAACATTTTCTTTATGTTCCCTTCTCATTACTGATGTGAGATACTCCAATACTTCCTGTGCGTCTGCTGTTTTTTCATTGTGCAATTCAGCTAACTGCTTTTCTATATATTCTTTAATCTCCGGCTTATTCATAAGCCTGGAAGCAGCTGCAGCCGCAACGTTATCATTTTTGACATTTTGATATGCCTTTTTGTATGCCATTGTTTTGTTAAAATCTGGATCCGACAAAAGTTCATCACAAAATTTCTGTTCCTTAATTGTCACTGCAACCACTCCTTTCTTGCTAATTTTTGCATTAAAAAAACACTCCTCGGAACAACACTGTTTTATACCAACAGCGTTTTCCGAAGAGTGTCTTAAATCATATTAATATATGTTTTTTTTAATAATTTTAAACATAAAGAATAATGCAAAACCTAAACTTAAAAATGTATTTATTATCAGCCCTTTAAAAAGCATATAGATACATTCATTCCAATATTTTGCATAAATTAATATAATCGATGTAACTACCGCTATAAACAAAGATATGCAACAACACATATAAGAAAATAATATTGTTGAGAAATGTCCTGTGTCAATTAACATTTTCACATATCCATTCTCATGAACCGTTAATAATATAGACAATGCCGTAATAACAAATCCTAACATAACTCCCCATATGTCAAGCATCATCTTACAATTTTCAATGCCTTCATCACTCGTTATACTGTTTTTAGGAATTATCAAAATTCCTATTACCGCGATAAGTATTGGTAAAATTCCTATTACAATCTTATCAATTATCTGAATTCTACTAAATTCTTTCATAATTATTCCACCTTATCACAAGTTTCTGAAACAACTGATACAAAATATAAATTAATATTTTCATACATACTTTCCGAATCAACTACACGATTATTATTTTTAACTAGTTTTACATGATTTACAAATTTGTCTGCGAGTAAATCTATTGGTTTACTTATCTCATCCTGACTGACCTTGAATTTTGTTATATCTTCTCTGTTATTTTTCAGAATATCTTCTAATAAATCATATGATATAGGTAATGCAAACCCTTTATAATCATGTTTTTTCAGTTTTCTTTTCTTTAAAACTACCTCAAATATTTCAACCTCTTCATAATTATCGCTTGCTCTAAATATAGAAGTATTTTTCATTAATTTATTATGAAGTATAGAATTGTTCTTTATTGCTATATCGAACAAACTATATTCTTTGTTTTTATTCAAATTTAAATATGTATCCATTTGTAATATACTCACCAAACTCATATGATCAATTATGTTTGATTTTTCCTCAAGATATTGTCCTACTGCTGTTGAACGTGCTCCATTAAAATTATATTCTATTCCAAACACACTATATTCTTTGAAATAAACCCCATGTGTTATT